GTTTGAATCTCGTCTCCGGGCAGTCCTACGTCACGCTTCCGACCGATTTCGGGCGGATCGTGGAGGTGCGAACGCCTTCGATCAATTCGGCTGTGCGTATCGTTTCGCTGAAAGAGCTTGCGCGGCTGCGGCAAGACTCGATCACGCCGACTGGGCTCGTGACGTATGCGGCGCTCGCGTATGCAGCGGGTAGCACGACGAGTGCGCCGAGTCCACGGCTGGAGATTTACCCTGCGCCGTCGAGCACGGAGACAGGTGGGCTGCTCCTCTTCTACCGTGCTGGCTGGGCAAACGTCGCAACGGATACGCAGTTCGTCCAGGTGCCGGGGTTCTGTGAAGGCGCGTTCCTGTCGGCTGTGAAAGCGTATGCGATGGGCTGGGAAAACTACGGCGGTCGCACGCTGTCGGACAGGCTCATCGAGTGCATGGGATCTGAGGAGATGGTCTCTGCGATGGGCATGGATCAAAGCCAGCAGAGCGACTACGGCGTGCTGTATACGACGGACGGCGCTATCGGGCGGCAGTACTCGGATCGCACGGCGACGAGCACGCCGTGGCTGGTGGACACGCCTTGAAACTCCCGCTTCCTTTTGGCGGAGCAGATGATCGTGATGCGTTCACGGATCAGCGGCTTGGGTACTCGTCCGACCTTCTGAACATTGTTCCTTGGGACTGCATTACGGGCCGCTGGCGGCTCTCGCAGCGTCCGGGTTGGACGAAGTTCTGTAGCACGGTGATCGGCGGCGCGAAGACGCGCGACATCCAGGTAGTGTCGAGCGCGAACGAGCGGCTGACGTACACGAGCAACGGTTCGAGCGTCACGACGGAGCAGAACGCGGCGACGCCTGCGGTGTCTGAGTCCAAGAACGTGGTCTCGGACCGCCAGGGGAACACGTACTGGCTTTTCGACCGCACGGGTGTGCTCAAGCGTAACAGCGCGGGCGTGACGGTGTGGACGACGCGGATCGCGACGGATGACACGGCGCACGAGGCGCGGGCGCTTTTCGTGGACGTGGACGATCGCGTGTACGCGGCGATCAGCACGGGCGGCTCGCAAGCGACGGCGAAGTTCGTGAGGTGGCGGCAGATCGCGGACAACAAGACTGAGCTTGTGTGGGAGCTTGTGCTTGGTGCGTACGTGGAGGAGATCCACGCGCGCGACGGCAAGCTGATCACTGTGCAGAACAAGCCGGATCAGGGCCTCGCGGAGGTTGTGGTCTACTCGAACTACACGGTTGCGGACCCGACGGAGATCGACCGATACCCGACGGTGTACCCGGCAAACGGGATGCACCCTGGCATCGACGGCGCGGTGTTCGTGTGTTCGGAGCCGACAGTGCAGCGCGGGTTCAACCCGCAAGCGCGGGATGCGTCGCCGGTCGCGGAGGACTGGAACCCGACGATGCTCGATCGTGCGTCGGAGCGCATTTGGTCTTGGTACAGCTCGCGCAGTACGGACGAGTTCGACTTGGTTCCGGCGAGCGCGACGAGTGAGACGCTGGAAGGCGCGAGCGTGTCGGCTTGGTTCGACCGCTCTGGAAACGGGCGACACCTCGTCTCCACTGGCATGGGCGCGGGCCGCGTAGCTCCTAAGATCCGGCTCAAGGGTTCTGGCGGGCGTCCGAGCGTCTACTTCAACGGCACGACGAGCAAGCTGATCTCGCAGATTAGCGCAGGGATCACGGACGACTTCGGGCAGGTTGGGACGCTGCCGGGGTACACAGGGGCGATGTTCCACCTTGTGATGGTGGTGAAGACGAGCGAGTTCACGGACCTTCGCTGGCTGTTCGGCCAAGCGATGTCCGGTAGCTCGGACAATCGCTTCTTCATAAACCGAGATGCGAGCACGACGCTCGCTGGTACGAACACTCCTGGCTCCGCTTGTTGGTTCGAGAATGGCGTTGGAGCGACAGGAAACGGACTCAACAACCAACCGAACCAATATCCGTACACGTCGCTGCATCCGTGGAACACGACGGCAGCGAGTGGCTCGCGCAACCTCAAGAACAACTGGCTCGTTATCTCGCTGACGTTCGGCAACGGACAGACGGGCTTTCCGTCCGTGTTGCGCATCAACGGCAACCCCGTTGACGTGTGGACAAGCGTTGCGCGCACTTGGACGGACGGCTTCCAGCTTGGCGAGTACACATCGGTAAGCACTGGCACAACGCTCGCGCCGTCTTCTGGTGCTGCGCAGTTCCAGGGTGAAGTCATGGAGCTTCTCGTGCTCCGTGACTACCGCACGACAAACGGTGTGCTTTCGCTTGTCGAGATGCCCGGTGCGGCTGGAACGAACTACCCGAACGTCGCCTTCGCTGGCATTCCGCAGACCTCGAATACGGAATGCGAGAAGCTGGAGGCATGGGCGGCTCATTCGTGCGGCGCAGCGCATGTGCTCCCGGCTGGAACGGCGGCGCGTCTTCAGTTCTCGGGCACGCCGTCGAACAACGACACGGTGACGATTGGAGCGACGACGTACACCTACAAGACGGCGCTTACCCCTGCGGCGAACGAAGTGCTCATCGGCGGATCGGCTGCGGCTGCGGCGCTGAACCTGATTAGCGCGGTGAACCTCACTGGGACCGCTGGCACGGACTACGGCGCGGCAACGGCGTTGAATGCGTCCATGTGGGCGTATCCGCAGCGGTTCAACGAGGACGCGGATACGACGCCTTCGATCCTGTTTCGCTCGATTACACAGACTGCGGATGCGATTGCGACGACGGAGACAGGTGCCAACCTCGCGTTCACGGCGACGACCTCGCAAACCTCGCTGACGCCGACGGGTGCGCCGGATGAGAACGATGGTTTCTACCCTCACCCCTTCGCGCGCAACCGCGTGCTGAATGCTAGCTCGCAGATCATCTCCACGGGCGGGCCTCCTAGGGCATCTGCAAGCGATTACAGCGCACCGTCGCGTTCGGGGCTCATGCAGCTTGCTTACGGGATGATCGTCAAGCACGCGAGCGGTGGGCGGCCTAGGTGGGTTGCTACAAGCTATGCGACGATCGGCGCGTCCGGCCCGGTGTCGCTCGGCGGCGTCGGCTACGGCGTGCGAGTTTCGTCTGTCGGTGACGTGTACTCGATGGGTCCACGTCAAGCAGCGATCGTCGGCCCTGGTGGGTCTGGTGCTGCGGATGACATCGACGTGCGCAAGATCATCGACCTTGGGGATAGCTACAGCACGACGCCAAACACGAGCGCCACGACGGCTTGGAACGACAACCCTGGATCGGCGACGTATGCGTACCCGCGCATGGCGGTGGACAAGTACGACCAGCTTTGGTGTCCGATGTCCACGGCGGGAGAGGTGTCGCTGATTGGCTACGGGAAGCTCGGTGTCTCTACGTCCGCGACCGACAACGCGAACGAACTCGCGGAAGTCACGACGATCACGGACGACCCCAACGCCTACGCCGTCGCGCTCGACACGAACTACCCCGACTACCCCTCAACCTTCACGAACACGCGCCCCCGGTACGTCTACCTAGCAACGGAAAAGACAGGCTCAAACAACTACGCGCTCTACAAGCTCGGCCTTGTCGCGGTTGCTTCTGCTACGTCTGGGGGCGCTGTCACTCGCACGTATCTCGCTGTCAATGGCGGGACCATCTACACCTTCACGAGCGGCGGAACCGTTACGGCTGTCGGCTCCAGCGTGCTCGACAGCGCGGCGATGTTCGTTACGTCGGCGGTGTTCGATGGCCGAGTCTTCTACTCGGACGGTGGTCAGAAGGCTCCCGTTTACTACGACACGCGAACCGGAACCGTTCAAAGCTGGACTCCTACGGATGGCGGCGAGATTCTTCCGGGCATCAAGTTCATGGTGGCGCATGGCGAGCGGCTTTACGTTGCCACGCCTACCAAGTGGGGATGCTCGGAGATTTCGGATGCGTTCAAGTGGAACGTCTATCCTGAGATCCCGACCTATTCGAGCCCGGCGGATGGGCCATCGTCCACGGCGGGGCGTCCGCACGATCCGATTCAAACGCTCATCCCGACGAACACGAATCGGTTGATCTTCGGATGCGCAAACAGCATCCGCATGATCGTTGGCAACCCGGCAGTTCCGTCTACGCAGATCGTCACGATCACGAACTCACTCGGCATGGCGTTCGGCCCGTGCTGGGCGCTCGATGGCGAGGGGACGATCTATTTCATGGCGTCGGACTGCGGCGTCTACGCGATGCCTGAGACGGGCGGGCAGCCGGTTCCGATCTCGCATCCGAGCGCAGTGAACGAGCAGCAAGCGAGCATCTTGCGCCGTCTCCAGGCGATCAACCTCACGACGTACTACGCGAAGCTCATTTGGGACAAGCGCAACCAGTGCTTGCACGTCTTCGTCATGCCGTACGGCGCTGGCGGAACGATCGTGTCACACTACCTTTGGCACAAGCCGAGAAATGCGTGGTTCCCGGTGCAGTTCGGCGCGACCGGCAAGCAGCCGTGCTCGGCGTTCATGTTCGACTCGGATACGGATGCGGGGCGCAGGCTTGCGATCGGATGCGAGGACGGTTACGTGCGCTACTGGGATGAGGCGTCCAAGACGGATGATTCGAGCCCGATGGAGGTTCGCTGTCTTGTGGGGCCGATCATTCCCGATAGCGAGGAGTACGAAGCCGTTGCGCAGTCGATGGACGTGCTGCTTGCTGGCAACCAGGACGGGTGTGAATTCGACTTCTACGGATCGGATGTCGCGGACTCGAAAGGCTTGCCGCAAGTCTCGGGGCAGCTCTCTCCAGGTCGAAACTGCGTGAGTGCAGGGCCGACCGCTGGCGCGCACTTGTGGGTCATGCTGCGGAATCGCTCGGTGGTGTCCGGCACCAACTTGGGATCGCGGTTCTCCATCGAAAGCGTGCACCTCGAACTCGCGCAGGGTGCGCCGAAGGGGGTCACGTGAGCAAGGCTCTCCGTCAGTTCATCCCCGTAACCGACAACGGCGGGCAGCTTGGCTTTTGGGCTGATACGTCGCTCACGATCTCCAAAGGTGGGATCGTTGGTGTGCAGACGGACGAGGATTCGTTCATCAAGGTTGGCGACAAGGGCGTTGGTGCAACGGTTGGCGATGGTACAACGGTCACGACTGGATCGCCGCGCAGGCTTGTTGTTCAAGCGGACCCGATGGTTGCGCGGATCGCGCAGCGTGTGGACACGCAAGCTGTGGAGATTGCGGCGAAGGCTGCGCAGACAGACCTCGACGCGCTTGCGGCCACGACGGCTGATTTTGACTCCGCTGGCCTCGCGCGCAAGGCGGAAGATCCTGGCGAGCTGTCGATCGACACAGGCGACGTAGCGGGCTCGCTTCTGGCGCTTCGGGATGCGTACAACAACCTTCGGCAAGCTATGCTGAACGCGGATCAGATTGGGAGCAGGTAGACATGGGATTTTTCAAGAAGCTCACTAGCTCAATTGACCCTATCAGCCGGTTCAAGGGGCTGTCTAGCGGGTCCGATCCGGGCAAGAAGCAGCTCGGAAGCGTGCTTCAAGCCCAACGCGAGACGGCGATGCAGAACCGTTCGCTGTTCGCGCAAGCGAAGTACGAAGCGAAGCAAGGGCAAAAGGCAATTGACTCGGGATTCAAGGCAGCGAATTCGGTGCTTGGGCAAGCTGCCGCAACGGGTCGCCAGCGGTTGCTCGATCGCGAGACGGCGAACCTCGGAGCATTGAAAGCTGGAGTCGCTGACAGTGGCATGGGCGGTACGTCCACCGCGACGAACCTCCAGCGTGCGGTGTACTCGGATAGCTCGCGCGATCTTGCCGGGTTCGATGCGGAGATCGCTGGAATCAAGGCGGATCTTGAAGCTCGACGCGCGGCCGCGACGGCTGGGCAGTTTGGATCGCTTGCGGGCATCTCGCAGAACCAAGCTGGAGCGTCAAACGCGCTCGGGCAATCGCTCATCAACAGCTTGTCTAACGTGCAGTACGCTGACCCTAACCAGTGGCTCAATTCCTTGCTGGGAATCACGGGCACGTTTGCGGGCGCGCAGATCGGGCGTCGCTAATGGTGATCTACGTACGTGGCAAGAACGGCGGGCTGTCGAACGCGCTGGAAGGTCTCGAACGCGGGCTCGGTAACGGCTTGCAGATTGGGATGCAGCAGCGTCGGCTCGATCAGCAAGACGCGCAGTATCAAGATGCGAAGGCGCGAGCGGAGCGCGAGCTAGCGATCGAGGAAGCGCAGAACGCGCGTGCACAGCAAGATCAGGACTACCAGACGAAGCAGCGCGCCGAGATCGACGATGGGCAGAAGGAAATTAGCCAGTACGCGCTCGACTACCAAGGCAAGGACGAGGCTGTCGGGCAAGGCCTGGGCGCGTTTGCGGATCTACAGCAGGCGCAGAATGCGAAGGCGGAGCGTGCAAGTCGCATAGTCAAGAAGCTACCGGCTGTGCTGCAAGACCGGTTTCGCAGCGAGTTCCGCGCTGAGATGGAAGACGAGCAGAACATCGCGCTACTGGAGCACAACAAGACGCGGCTTGAAAAGCTGAGCGCGTCGCCGCTGCACTCCGAAGGTGGCGAGCTTGGACACAAGGGCGAGGTGCGAGCTGCGCGCCTGAAAGAGCTTCAAGACATCGCGGCTCAAGCAACCACGCCTGAATCGCGCGCGCAAGCCGTCGAAATGATTGGCAAGGCGCTCCAGGCGCAGGTTGTTGACGATGCGATCGAGCTTGACCGGCTTGAAACTGTCGCGGCGACTACGGATGTCGTCAAGCAGGAGATTGCTGGACTCGACGCGCAGATCGCACAGCTCCGCACGATGGGCGCTACGCTTCCTGGTGGATTGCCGCCAGAGGTGTTCGCGGACCTCCAAGCTCGCCGTCAAGCGATGAACACGACGCTCGCGTTGTATCGCGCGTCGAACGGTGAGATGACGCCTTCACAGCTTGAGAATGCGCTGTTGGTTGCGCGACGGGCGACTGCGCCAAGGCCGGGGCGTGGAGCGGGAACGGGATCGCAGGTCGGCCTGGACGACCAAAAGGCCCTTGACCGTGATCGTCAGATTCGCAAAGACGCTGCTGACCTTGCGCAGAAGGAACTCGACAGGCTCATTGCGGCGAAGACCGATCCGCACGACGTGCCACCTTACGAGTCGCTGTTTGCCAAGCACTACAAGATGCTCGGTGGGCGTGGAGATCAGGAGCGACAGGACGTTCGCGCGTCGCTTGATCCGATGGAGCCTTTCAAGAATCAGGCTCCGGGTGCGGCCATCGAAAACACCGTCATGAACGGCGACGACTGGCAAGCGAAGGTGCAAGAACTCGTGGACAGTGGGCGCGGACGCGAAGCGCGCGAGCTGTTCATGAAGGCGCGCGGCGAGCAGTTCAACTACACGTCGAAGCCCGGTAACGAAGCCGACAAACTCCCCACGGACGGAAAGAAGCTCTTGCGTGCGCGGCGATAAGCCGAAGGGATGGACGCCGCTGCTGGAAGAGGAATTCCAAGCGGCGACGAAGCCCGCTGGGTGGACCCAGGCGGATGAAGAAGCGTTCCAGGCGCAGTTCGGCCCGTCCGCTGGGCAGTACGCGCTACAAGGGCTCGAATCGGTCGGCCAAGGGATTGCGCAAGCTATCGGGGACGTTGCGGCGCTTCCGGGTGAGGTTGCACGGCTCGCGGGCGTTCCGGCGCAGGTTGCCGGGATGGTCCCTGGTGTCGGCGACCTACAGGACCTCTCCCAGGGCGCTCAGGCGGTCCAAGGCGCGATTCCGAACGTCACGGCGGTACAGGCAGCCCCGGACAGCGCGGCGAAGTTCCTAGCGACTTCTGGAGCGTCTGCCGTTGGGCAAGTCCTGCCGACGCTTGGGACGATGGGCATTGGCAAGGCCGCAGGGCTCGGCTCGCGTGCGTTGGCTGGCCTTGGAGCGGGCGTGGGAGCCGCGCAGGGAGCCGTCCAGGGATCGCAAGAGGCTGCGGCGGCTGGCGCGTCGAAACCGGAGCAATGGGGCGCGTTCCTGGTGAACGGCGGGCTTGGTGTGCTCGATACGATCGTGCCGTCGCACGTGCTCGCGCGGATGGACGACGCGACGGGTGGCGGGCTCAAGAAGGCCGCGCTTGGGATGCTTGGCGAGACGGGCCAGGGCGCGTGGACGGAAGCGGTGCAGCAGTACGGAGCGGATCTGTACGCGCAGGGCACGTTCGACCCCGATCGCGACTTGGCAATTGGTGAGGCGGCTGGCGCTGGCGGATTCGCGGGCGCGTTCATTTCGGCGCTAGGTAGTGGTGCTCGTGCGGCGCGGAAAGCTGGCGTCAAGCCGAAGCCCGCCGAAGCCCCCGCACCCGAGCCGTCCGCATCCTTCACGGAGGAGCCCGTCGCGCAACCATCCGGCGAAACCGGAGGGTTGGACCTGACGGGCAACGCGGCTCCGTTCGCGGAGCAGGTAACTACTAACGAGGTACTAAAACCTGTCGAGGTTAGTAGTTCGGAACAGCCGCAGGCGGTCGAACCCGCACCTGACGCGGGATCACGACGCGAGCAAACGCCTGCGGCTTTTGAAACGCCTCCGGTACCGCAAACCCTGGAGTCGGCCCGACCCGCAGCGGAAGCGGAGTTGCCGGAGGCGGTCACCTACCCGCGCATCGTCGTCGCTGAGATGCCCAAGGGCGAGGTTCTTGGAACCGACCTCACTGGCGAGCCTGTGTACTCGAAAGTCGAGCGCGGAGACCTCAAGCGTCCCGGTGCTGACGTGCCCAAGCCAAAGGTCACACAGCCTGGGATCTTCGATGAGGTTGGCGGGCTGTTCGAGGCGCAAGCGTACGGAACGGAAGAAGCTCCCGCGCCGAAGGAACCTCCGAAGCTCGTCGTCAAAGAAAGCCCCGACGACCCCGGACACGAGCCGACGACGGAGGAACTTGTCGCGCACCCGGACGTGCGTCGTTCACTTCAAAGTTTGGCCGACGAGGCTGGTGACGAAGGTGTCGGCGGACAGCTCATTCGAGGCGAGTCGGACAATCTTGGATCGGGTCGAGGTTCTGTTGTCGGGCGCACGCGAAAGACGGCGCGCGCTGAGTGGTGGAATCGTCGACCGAACAATGCCACGGAGGCCGCTGTCAAGCGCACCGTGCGTAAGGTGCTCGCGGGCGAGGCTCTTTCCGCGTCCGATCAGGAACTTGCCGATTGGCTTGTGCGGGAGGCTGCGAATCAGGTTCCTGTTGAGGTTTTCAGCGAGTACCAGAACGAGCGCGACGCGATCCAGAACGAGGGCAAGTACCAGCGCACGCGCGATCGTGACGTTCCGTTCGATGCACCTGACCCTGTTGGCATCAAGCACAAGAGCACGGAAAAGCTACGGATCGAGTATGGGTTGCCTGAGTACGAAGGCCGCACTCCGAAGCCAGATGAGGAACTGAAAGCGGCGGCGCGCAAGAAGTTCGAGGAAGATGCCTTCGCTGGGCAAGACCTCATTCAGCGCCTCGAAGGAGACGGCAAGCTCCACAATGATGAAGAGGGTATGCTTCTCTTGTTCGAGTCGAACCGTCTCGCTAACGAGCGTGACGCTGCGCAGGATGCGTACAATGCAGATCCTACGCCTGAGAACCAAGCCCGCGTCGATTTCGTTACGGCTCAATACGATCGTGCAGCGGCCGTTCTTGAGCGGACCGGCTCAGAGTGGGGCGCGGCTGGACGTGTTCGCCAGTTCATGATGGCGCGCGACTACTCGTTCGCGGCTCAAGAACGCAAGCGGATGGTTGCTAACGGTGGTGAGAAGTTGTCGGCTGCGGAGACGGCTGAACTCAAAAAGCAAACCGACCGCATCAAAGAACTTGAAGCGCAGCTTGCAGAAGTCTCCTCAAAGGAAGAAGAACGGGCCAAGAAAGAGGCGCTAAAAAAGGCGACCAAGAATCTCGACCGTGCTCGGGATCGCGTACAGCGTGAGCGTCAGCGCGATACGGGCCGCAAGCAAGCGCGCAGTCGGATCGAAAAGAACCTTGCGCGACTCGCGGAGCTTGCGCGCACAGCGCACAGCAATATCCCGAGCAAAGAGGCGATCAAGGTTGCTGGCGAGGTTGCTCTCGATCACATCCGGCTCGGTCTCTACAAGTTCTCCGATTTCGCGGACGCTGTTGTGAAAAGCTATGGCGAGAAGATCCGCCCGCACCTTCAAGGCGTGTGGAACGATCAGATCAAGGCGTATCGCGCTGAGCTTGCCGATCCGCTGAAAGAACGCTTGAAATCCGGCGCGAAGCTGTCCGAACTGCGCCGGTACGTCGATCAGCTCACGGAATCGTTCCACGCAGATGGGTTCACGGATGCGGAGAAGCTTGCAGATGCCGTTCATTCCGTGTTGAAGGAAGCCGATCCGAAGATTACGCGCGACGAAACGGTCGCGGCTATCGCGCACTACGGAGACTTCAAGCGACTCACGCAGGACGAGGCGAAGCGCGAGCTGCGCGGAATTCGTGGCGAGCTTCGCGAATCCTCGAAGCTTGCCGACCTCGCCAAGGGCATCCCGCCGAAGAAGACGGGCGTTGAGTATCCCGAGCCTACGAGTCGCCAGCGTCGTCTTGCCAAGAAGGTGCGCGAGGAGATGAAGCGCCTTGGCATTCGCACGACCGATGCCGCAACGCAGATCAAGTCCACGTTGGAGTCCGCAAAGACTCGCCAGCGCAACGCAATCGACGATCTCACGACGGCGATCGACACGCGGACACAGATCAAGCAAGGTCAGCGTGTCGAGGTGTCGGACGCGGAGCTTGTCGAGCTGAAAAAGCAGCGCGCGGAAAAGCAGGCGATCTACGACGAGATGTTCGCAGAGCCGGTGAAGTCGCAGAGCGAAAAGGATATCGAGCGCATCTCGAAAGAAGTCGCGGAGCTAGAGCGACGCATCAAGGCTGGCGAGATCGCACAGAAGGGTGGCAAGCAAGGGCCGGATATCGCGGAAGTGGCGCGGCTCAAGGCTGAGCGTGCGCGGTTGAACGATCAGCTTGCGGAGATGCGCAAACAAGTTGAACCGAATCCGTCGAACACCGAACGCCAGATCAAGCTCTTGGAGAAACGTGCCGAGAAGGTGCGTGCGTTGATCTTCGACGTGAGCGAGGGCGGCGACGCATCCGCGCGTGGTGCGAAGCAAGGGCCGGATGTCGAGCGCGTCGCCGAGCTAAAACGCGAGCTTGCCAGCTTGAACAGCACGCTCGCGGACATCCGAGACGCGCAGAATCCTGGCCTCACGGATGAGCAGCGCTCCATCCTCGCGCACGAACGCGCTGCGCAGCGTCGGCTTGAGAAGATGCAAGCGCGGATGCGGTCGGGCGACTTCGATCCGGTAAAGACGGAGAAGGAGGAGCGTATCAAGTCGCCCGCTGAAATCGAGACGCTGACGGAGCTGGCGCTGACAAAGCGGATTGTGGATCGCGGCACATATGAAGCCCGCAAGCGCAATCGTACTCGCTGGCAGAAGGCAAAAGACTTCGCTTCCGAAGCGATCCAGCTTCCGAAGGCGTACAAGTCGGCTTTCGATGTGTCGGCGGTTCTCCGTCAAGGGCTGCCGTTCACGGTCGCGCATCCGTTCGAGTCGATCCGTCACACGCGGCGCATGTTCCGCGCTCTCGCCTCGGAGGATTACGCACAGAAGCTTGATACTGAGATTCGCAACCGTCCGATGGCTGCGCTCGGTGAGAAGGCTGGGCTTGAACTTACGTCGATGAACGACGAGCCTGGGAAGCACGAAGAAGCGATCTACTCGAACTTCTCCGAGAAGATTCCAGGCGTGCGAATCTCAAACCGGGCCTTCGTCGCCTACCTCAACATGCAGCGCGCGGCCCGATTTGATGCGATGGCTGCTGCGCTTGGACCTGGAACGCCGATTGAGCACCTGAAACAGGTCGCTGCGTTCGTGAACACAGCTACGGGCCGGGGCAATGTCGGCAAGGGCAAGATTGGCCGCATCATCACGGACTCGTCTGCATTTCTTTGGGCTCCGCGTCTCTATGTCTCGCGCTTCCAGCTTCTTGTTCCTGTGCTCCCTGGCGGCCCTGCATACCAGAGCAACGCACACGCACGACGCATCGTCGCGGGCTATTACGCGCGCTGGCTCACGGCTGCGGCGGCTTTCTACGGTTCGATCGCGCTCTACAACTCGTGGAACGACGACGACGATGACGATATCGGTCTCACGTTCGACCCGACAAACACGGACTTCGGCAAGCTCGTCGTTGGCCGCACACGTATCGACCCGCTCGGTGGCCTTGCGCAGAACGCGGTGTTCATCGGTCGCGAGTCCAAGGCGATCATCGAACGTGCGATGGGAGATAAGAAGACACAGTTGTCTCCACTTGAGATCGCAGCGCGGTTTGGCGGTTCCAAGTTCTCGCCCACGTTCACGGTCCCGTATCAGCTCGCCGTGGGACGTGATATTGCCTACGATCGTGAGCGGTCAAGGCTTGAAACGACGTTGCAGACCGTGCTCCCTGGCATGTCCATGCTCGACATCTACGAAGCGATGCAGGATCAGGGCGTTCCGACTGGCCTCGCCGCTGGTGTGCTTGCAGCGTTTGGCATGGGCGTGAGCGTTCACGAGGACAAGAAGAAGTAACCGGCCCCCCAGCCGAGAAGCTCGCATATGCTTGATGCAACCACCATCGGAGCCGACACCTGGATCAGCCTAGGAACGGCGGTAATCGTTCTCGGTTACGCCGTCAAAGGTACTCGCGTCGTGACGCTGCTAGCGCGCGATGTCGAGGACTTGAAGAAGGGCATGGTCGATCGCAGCGAGTTCCGCGTGTGGACCTCGCGGCTTGCGCGCAAGAACCCGACGCTTCACGTCCCTGAGTTGAACGAGGACGAGGACGATGCGTAATCGCTGCCGACGTGTCGCTGAGGATATTGTCGTACTGTCCGCGCTAGCGTTCTTGAGCGCGTCGCACTTCGACAAGACGGAGATACAGCTCGTTACAGCGTTCGGTGCGTACCTTGCGGGTCGCGCGATCACGGAAGACTTGCCGCGTAAGAAGCTCGGCTATTCGTGGCCTGAGATAGCAGCGGCGTGCGTGCTGGTTATGTGCGTTGCCGTGAAGTGCGGGCACGATGTGGTAGCGCGGTACTGGGCAACCGTTGCTGTGTGCAGTGACGTGGGCGAGTTGGAAAAACACCTAGCAGGAATCGGACAATGACAACGACTTGGACAAGCGGCGGCGTTTTGCAGTCTGTCACGACGCCCCGCAACACGGGCGAGAACCTTGCGGACTGGATCGCGCGTCACAAGGCTGCTGTGGTTGCGGAGGGAACGCTACATCCGCCTGACCCTGGCACCGAGATCAAGACAACGTGGATCCTCGCGGCTGGCGGTCGGATGTCGCTGTCGCACACGTTTGACGGTACGGAATCGTGGGAGAGCTTTTTTGATTCCCACTTCGGCAAGGTGTGGGATGCGTGGGGCGAGTTTCCTCCGGCTGGTGGCGAATGAAAGCGCACCAAGTTGTGCTCGCGGCGTGCGTGGCGGCGTGCGTGCTGTTCGTGGCCTGCCGAACGATGTCCCAAGGCGCTGGCATCGCTTCTGGCGCTGCGGCTGGATCGCTCGTGGGTCCTGGCGGCGCTGCGATTGGCGGGCTCGCTGGGTACTACGGCGGCGATGCTGTAGCCGACACGATGGGCGCTGACCCGCAAGTGACGCTCTCACAGGCGCGGGAAATCCTGAATCAACCGGGCGGCGTCTACATTCCCGATCCGTGGTACATGCGCTGGCAAACGTGGCTCGTCGCTGGCCTCGCGTTCCGCTTCCGTCGCGGCTTGTGGGCGATAGCTTCAAACTTGGGAACGGGTGGGCTCAAGGCGGCGGGATTGTCTTTGCTCGGCACTGCAATCGGGGGGAAGCTATCTGACGTGGCGAAGCAAGCGACCGCTATGCACGTTGACGCTCGCCGCAAGCGCAAGGTCGGGCCGCTCAAGAACGTCGTGGTGAAGGAGGGCGAGCATCCTTGATCTCCACCGCACGCATTCACGTCTGGCGCACGTCGCAGGGCTGGTGCTCGATCATCCGCCACCGCAACGGACGGCTTTCGTGCAAGTCCACGGGGTACAACAAGCGCAACGGAGCAATCCATGCAGCGGTGAAAGCTGTCGGTGACGGCCCGCTGCCTGGGCAGATTGTCAACGGGAGACCACCTCCCGAGAAGAAGAGAAAGACTATGAAGAAGAAAACCAAGTCGAAACCCAAGCGCCCCTGCTGAGGAGCACACATGCGAATCAAATCAATCATCCTCCTCATCGTCGGCGTGCTCGCGATCACGGCTCCGGGGCTGTTCGCGTTCGGCACGCTGACTCCGAATGAGTCAAGCTGTCGCGTCACGCCGCGCCAAGTCGGCTTTCCTGGCGGCAACACCGAAGTTCGCACGCTCCAGCCGTACACCGGCACGGAGCCGCTCACGCACGTCTCGATCGACTGCTGCTTCGCGTCATTCGCGCGGTGTGCTGCGGAGAACCGTACGCCGTTCCCGTTCGGTGAAGGGCTCCAGGTCCAGTGGCAACACGCGGACATGCGGCTTGAGGTCGCGTTCGATGCCGACTTCAAAACGACGTTCATCGACACGACGCTTACGCACCCGACGATCGGCTTCGTGTTCCCGAGCTACGACGGCGCTACCGACTTCACGGGCCCGAGCGGCACGATGCACGAGAACTTCAAGCAAACGCTCGTGACTGTCGAAGCCGACGTGGACGATCCGAGCTTCTTCCTCGCGCCGTTCCAGGTGTGGTTCCGCATGACCTCGCCGGATGGCGTGACGAGCTTCCACGAGGGGCTCATGACTTCCACGATCGACCAACTCGGCAGCGTCGGGCTCGTGTTCAAGTTCAACGGCATCGCGCCGCCCTAGCATCCCGCCACGCGCGCGGGGGTCATGGTGCAGCCCGGTTGTGAGCCGGGCTGTTTATTTTGCTCTCCCCGCCCGCCTTGTCAGCGAGAGGGCTTCGGTGGATTTCCATGCGGCTCTTCGTCCAGAACCGTTGCCGCGATGTGCGAGCAGAGGCAGTCATAGCGCTCTTCGTTGCCCTCCATCTGCTTCGTGAACTTCTCTAGATCAGCGACGATGTTGTCCGCGCAGTAGCTCAGTTCTCCGCCGCGTTGCGCTTCGATGAGCTGGTTATCCCAGTGCGCTGGCACGTCAACCTGCATGTCGATAGTGACGCGGAGCCACACGCGCCTAGTTACGAGAACGCACGTTGGTCCGTGCGGATTGCCCATTACCTCGCGGCAGTAGAAGCATTGATCGGAGCTTCCAGCAGGGCGCGCGTCGCTGGGGATGACTACGCGACTCACGGCACCCTCCGCGTCGCCGGACAATCATGCTCCGTCCCGTACAGCCTGCTATCCCGCACATCGAAGCGAATCGTGCGGTACTCGATCCGCAGCGTCCCGCTTGAGTTCGGCACGTTCACTATCTCTCGCTTGCACATGGAGCACACTCGCGGGATGAGATGGTCGGGCACGGCGATGCGATCGTGGCGCTCTAGGACGCGGTGGCGGGTGCGCGGGGGCTTGTGGTAAGCAGGACTCACGACGTTCCAAACTCCGCCGCCACGCGCACCGCGTCGTCCGTGATTCCAGGCTGCCCAGGGCGAGAGTATCGCTCAGGGATCTTCGGTAGCAGCCCGGCGCGCACAAACACTGCGAACGCATCGCAGTCATACATGGATCGAGCCTCGGGCGTCCCCTTCACCGACGAGAACACGCTCGCGTCCGTGCGCAGGTAGATCGGCAGTCCAGGCGTGCCGCCGTACTGATCTGGAGCGAGCTTGTTGCGATACCAAAGCGCCATCGTCTTTGAGAGCATCTTGACCACGCGCCGCTTGAGCGACGGGAACTGGATCTGCGCTTCCCATAGCGAACGCACGAGAAACGGGAGCTGCCACGTCGTCGTCCACTTCCACGAAGGATCCCAGCCGTAGACGATCGTCGGCTCGTCGTTGTCCATGCCTCCGCCGCTCACGCCTTGGTAGAACCAGCCGTCCGGGTGCTGGATGGTCTCCAGGTAGCGTACGAACGCGCCTAGCCAGTTCTCCCAGCCGATCCGGTCCTGGGAGCCAACCTCCAGCGCGATCGTTCCTAGGCGCAGGCAATGCGCTAGGCCGCGAACCGGGTGCCCGTTGTTTCCAGGCCGCGCCGCACGCTGCATCGCAGGAAGGCACCGCTTGACCCAGGTTGAGCCCGCGTCGCTCTTGACATCCTCAGTGCAGTAGCTCATCCGCATGCGCTCAGCGAGCCCCAGGAGTCTCCAGCGGGCCGCAGGATCGCCGGTTTGCCGCCAGAGCCCAAGATCGTCCATGAAGGCGCGGCAGAGGTGGTATTCGTCGTCACCGGCCCAGCTCCACAGGAACGGGTCGCCGATCGGCGCGCGCAGGAAGTGTGGAAGCGACTGGATCGGATCGTGTCCACCGTCCAGGCGCAGCTCGAACCACGTCCCGAGCGTCCGGCGGGTGAGATGGTCGCCTGTGCCACGATGGAACGCCTGCACCCTGTTCCGCTCGCCGATCGCATCAGCAATCGTCGGGTTGGTTGTGAGCCTTGGATGGCACACGATGCCAGCGCCCGAGACGTGTCCAGGGTTGTCCGGCGGACCCGCGACCTGATAGCAGGTAAACATCCCGCCGTCGTAGAAGTGCTCGCCTTCCGGGTGCGCATGGATGCCGTTGCGTGAGACGTACGCGGACTGCGTAGGCAGGCCCGTGCGCGGCTTGAGGAAGTCGTCTCCCGGCATCCACGCCGCGTGTGAGTGCATCTCGATAACGTCGTCGCTGTTCGCTTTCGAACGCCACGTATGCGTTCCGGCTTCGGAGTCCCACGCGCAAGCCCAGCGAGCGGTCGATGCGGCGGCGAGTCTTACAGGGGTGGTCATGCTTTCACCTTGAACGCGAACCGGCCTTGATTGGTGGCCGCAGCAGGGGTCGAACCCGCGACATCCTCGATGTAAACGAGGCGCTCTGCCAACTGAGCTATGCGACCGTGTTTCATGTGAGATTGAGCTTGCGGTTTTTGCTACCGCGATCGTTGTTGCACACCTCGCAAGCGAGGCGCAGGTTCGATAGTGCGTTCGTGCCGCCCTTGGACAGCGGACGAACATGCTCGATCGTCGCGCACTCTAGCGCGAGGCGCGTTCTGCACCAGCAACAGCGCGGATTCACAGCGTATAGCTGCGCACGAACAGCACGGCGTTGCGTTGAGTCCATACGCTCGGTGCGCGCTTCCGGTTCAACCGTAGCGTTTCGCGTGTGCTCTCTAGCGTGCTTGAACTTGGGCATGTCTCTTCTCCATCGCCGCCCGCGCGATATACGCGCTGACCGCGAGACAGTCTCCGATCTCTTCCAGCGTACGGCAGTCATCCATCACCGCCAAGACTTCCTTCTGTTTCCGGCACGCTTTCAAGCGGGCGTAGAACGATGCGATGCGTCTCGCGTTGGCGATGAGGGCGAGGGTGGTCACTTGCACGTCTCCACTTCCCGCACCCGCATCTCTAACTCCTGCACTCGATACACCACCCGATCCATCTGCGTCTGGAGCGTGTTCGCGTGCAGCCATGCGGTCGCAGCGATGTACGTCACGGCGAAGACGAGCAGCGTGAGAATGATGCAGAAGAAGATCCACAGGGCGTGTTTCATTTGATCTCCTCCATGATCTTCGCCAGCCCGCAGTCGCACGGCTTCGGCATGTACTTGAACTTCGGATCGTTCGGCTTGTAGTCGGTCCAGTAGGAGCACGCGACTCCATGCTGCGCGTGGTTGAGGATCCAGGTTTCGCAGGCGCGGAGGTGGGTGAGTTCAGCTTGTTCACGAGTAAACAGCGCATCTGATTCCGCTACTGTACGCGGATACTCGTGAGCATCCCACACACCGATATGTTTCCAACCATCCAGATATTCACGAATCCCATCTTGATCGAAGATCCATTCTCCAGTCTTGTCGTGCTGAAACGCGCCAACGGAACCGACACCGTGAGGGCCTTCGCTAGCACGCCGACAGATACCTAGCAGCGCCCACTCGTCGCCGTCGAGGTACTGAATCACAAGTCTTCGGCACGTCGGGCTCTCCCACACCATGCCACAGGAATACGGATCGTTAGGACTCACCCCGCACGCTCGCTTTCGGGGGCGGGCTTCACGGGATGTACGCGCATCACTTCGTCTAGCGATCCGCCGCAGAAGCATCCCATCGCAATCGGAACGGTGTCGTCGCCCCACCAGCGGATCGCGGCTTCCTTGATTTCTGCGGTGAGCTTGCGCCCACACTTATTCGTGCAGTCGGGAGAAACGCAGAAGGTCATGTCTCTGTAGCAGATCACTCCGTCTCCTTCCTCTCCGCGCTACCCGAGGCGGAACGGGCGGCGGTCAGTTCGCGTATCACGTACCCGACGACTTCCGCTTGCTGCGGGACGACCGAGTTACCGAGCGAATGCTCGCGGTCCACCCGTCCGGGAAGCCCATGTACCATTCGAGCCACGTCGGGTTCAGTGGCCCAGATCCGAGGCGCGTCGCAAGTCCATCGCCCGACGTTTCGCTCGCTCCCTGTCGGTTGTAGTTCCCGCACAACGTCAACGTCGGCATGAGAGCACGGAGACTCAATCGCACCGGCCCGACACGGCCCGCAGACCCGCCCACGTTCGAGCCGTAGTCGTTCGCTGTCAGCGTCGGGAGCAGCGGCACAGCTTCGCGCAGACTCACTTGCTCGCCGTTCGCCATCGTCTGCCTGTGCCAGGTCTTCGTTGTCATCGTCGGCAGCACGAGCCGCGATGATGAAAACGCGTGCGCGTTCGTGGGGAGCTCCGAGATCAGACGCCGCAATCGGGATCGGTAGGCTTCCATAACCGATCCGTTCCAGTCCTCGTCGGACGGTATCAACCCACTTGTTTGCGCCGCTGGCGACGTTTTCGACGACGACCCAGCGCGGGCGCATCTCTTCAACGACGCGAGCGAACTCGTACCACAGGCCGCTCCGAGCGCCAGCAAGGCCAGCTCGTGCGCCAGCGGAAGAGACGTCTTGGCAGGGGAACCCTCCGCAGATGAGGTCCACGGGAGCGAGGGTTGATCGGCCGACTTCGCGGACATCGTGGTATCGCTGAGAATGGGGCCAGTGTGCCGCAAGGCACGGATGGAGCTTCGGGTTGTTCTCGACTTGCCAAACGGTGTGGCCGATGCCGGACATTTCGAGTCCTTTTTCGAGACCTCCGATACCCGAGAATAGAGATCCGATTCTCACTCCGTCTCCTTGGCGTCGAGAGCGCGGCGTTCGCGTTCGATTCGCAGTATGTTGTCCAGGTCTCCACGCAGAAGCGCGCCGTGGCATTCCGTGCAGACCTTGCGCACGAATCGCACGCTCGGCGCGTTTCGATCAGGCACGGTCGCCGGTCGGTTGTGGCAGTAGATGCAGAGCTGTTTCGGCTTCACGGCTTCGCCCCTCCAGCGTCGAGAGCCTTGCGGGCGGTGTCGAGAGCGGCAACGGCGTTATCCCAATTCCCGATCACTTCGACGCGATGATTGCGCATCTCCAGCGTCATGCGATCCCCGGCAGCCCTGAGCGCATCCGCCGCACGAACGAACTCCGCCACGAACCCGGAAGGCGCGACGGGCGGATCGTCTGCTCGCGGCTCCGTGTCCATTCGCAGCCACATGTCGCGGTGATAGAGCCACACGTCCGAGCCGCGATGGTACGTGTCGCCGTCGATCGGCTCCTCTGGCATCGACGAGGAAGGCGCGACGGGCGGGGTGCGGAGGGCGAGGACGGCGCGGATGCCAGCGCGAACGTCGCCCCACGCATCTTGAACTTCGCCCCTGTCGTTGATGTCGAGGCCACTCGCTTCGCTGAACACGCGCTCAGCATCCGCCTCTCGCGTCGGCGTCGGCGCGGAAGATGGTGGGACGCAAGGCTCCAGTCCGCTGCGCCACTGTGCCAAAAGTCGCGCAATCGCATCCGACGCTTTTTCGTGCGCAGGCGAGAACGCAGCCGCTTCGAGCACTGGAGCCAGCAGCCGGTGCATCTCGGCGAGCTGGAGACGTGCGAGCGGTCCAGCATCGACAGGTGCATCGCTAAGCACGACATCCTTCTTTGTCAGTACACCGTCTAGCTGCGCAAGGCGATCACGAACCAACGCCTTACGTTCTTCGTCGGACAGCGGAACGAGCGGTCCAATGTACGGAGTGTATTCGCCGGGCATGATCAGTTTCCTTTCGCGGAAGCAGTTCGACGTTCAGCATCGTATGCAGCAATCGCTACGCGCAGACCTTCGCGCGCTTGCGTTGTTGCCGTCGCACCGAGAGCAATTCCAGCGGCCTCAACCAGCTCATCCGCCGCCGCAATCAGCTCCGCGCTCGGCGCAGCGACAGCGGCTTTCGGCGTGTACTTGTCGCATCCGCAGAACTTGCCCGTGAGCAAGTCTCCCGCGTCGTGCGTGCATCCGCCTTTTCCGTCGCGGTGCTCGTTCTTCAAGTGCTCGCACACACAGAATCGCAGCTCCGCGCTCGGCGTCGCTGGCGAGAGGGGCGGGGCGCGTTGCTTGAGCGATTGCGCGACCTCGATGCACAGCGCACGCAGAGTCTCTGCGCACTCGGCTTCCCTGCCATGCGGACAGTCACCCGTGACGCACGCGTGTCCGTCAATCCAGTCGAATTCCTCCCCGCTCACCGTCCCCGACTCGACGGGGGCGCGGGTGTTCCAAGCGGCGATGGTGGCCTCGCGCGTTTCTAGGTTGTGCAGAAGTGAAGGCTGCACTGGACATCGAATGTTCGTATCAAAGACGTTCCATGAACAGTCGTGTTCGAAATACATCATGGCGTGCCCACAGAACGGACACGGTTCCAGTTGTTCGTTCATTTGTTTACCTCATCGAATACGAGGCACTTGCATTTACAGCACGATCTCGGATGGCTACCGCCCACCAATCCGTGAAGGGAATCGACGTGTCCACATTTACAATACCGTCGCTTGAAACGCTCTGGCTGACCAGGAATTGCTCGGGTTGCCACTAGGTCGCTTGCTCGAATACAGCGAATGCGTGTCTCGGCGTCTTCTTGTGATTGCGCGGCAATCTCGAACGACCACCACGAGCCGTCATCCATTCGGTAGCTGGACGTGAACCAACTCCACCCCTTAGGTAGCTTCTCGCTCACCCCGCACCTCCGTCGTTCACGGCTTCATACGTCGCCGCGAAGATGTCCGGCTTGCACGGGTAGTGCTCACCCTTCACGCCACAGATGATCCAGTCACCGGGGCTGGCGCGGTGCGGGCCTTCCAGCGTTGGAATGATGAGGCCGAGACCTTCACCGTTCTCTCCGTCTCCGCGAATCTCTGTCAGGCCGTAGCCCGTGAACGTGACGATCTCGCGTGTGTTGTCGCCCGTCCATTGCACAGCCTCGATCACAACCGGCTTGTTGCGGAACTTCACTTTGCACCTCCGTCGTTCTTCGGCGTCACCGAGGCGCTTGAGGGCGCGGGCGTGGACTTCATGGCGCGGACGCGGGCTGCGAGCAGCTTCGCCACGAGCCGAGAGCATTCGGCGTGCTCCAGCAGCTCATGCTCGCGCGGCGGGAGACTTGCGATCGACCGATTCGCGGACTCGACCTCTTCGTCGCACACCCTCGCCGCCTCCTCCAGCGCCGCGTCTCGCTCCACCGACGCGGGGGCCTCTCGCCTCTCGCCGCGTGACGGGGCGGCACGACGCACCGAGCACGTTCTGTAGCTCTTGCTGGAGTGAATCCACACGCCGTCTCGCGCGTGCGAGAGGAAGCATCGAGAGCCGCCACACGGGCCACGTCCCTCCATGTCATCGAAATCCGTTGCCTCCGGCGTGGCGTCACCAGGACACAAGCACTCGCCGGTCATCGCAACACGCATCCCGTCGAACTGCACGTAGCCGCACGTCGAGAGGTGTCCCTTCATGTGCTCCGTCCACGCTTCGAGCCACATGCGCGAGTCAGCGGGCTTCGTCGGCGCACCGGCCCATAGAGCTTCGATGAGCGGCTTGGCGCGCTGCACGAGTTCGTTCGACTTGCGAGAGCGATCGTCCTCCGTCCCCCGAGCGCCGCGTGAGGCGAGGCAGAGTGCGCGCACGGCGGCGAATCCCGCACGTTGACGTGCAGCGGTGAACTCTAGCGCGGTCATCGCCGAATGCGCGAGCGTGAGGTCTTCGTCGAAGCGCGTCGTGCCCGCGTTGTAGGCGTCCATGACATCATCCACCGTCGGCACCCCCGCCACGCTCGGCTCGGCCTGCTGCGCGATGGAAGGGGCCGGAGCAGTGCGCTCACGTTCGATGATCGCGCGCTTCTCGATCATGTCGAGCGAGTCGAGCGCCGTTACAAGTTCTGCAATCGCCATCGGCAGGAGTGCGAACGTCCCGTGCCAAGTGTCCGTGCCGTACTCGTTCACGCAGTTCTGCGCAGCGAAGCGCAGGCGTCGCGCTTGCTTGACGACTTGCTGCACTTCGGAGATTGGCGCGCTCAACGGCGACGGAGAGCGGGGGGCGGCGCGACGGCCGAGACGAGCGAACACGGCGCGCATGCCCGCACGCTGGATCTCATCCGTCGTGGCGTTCGGATAGAGCTTCGCGTAGGTCTCGATCTCTTCGACGAAGAAGCGGCGCGCGAGTTCGGCGTCTAGGTACGGAACGCTCGCCTCGTCGGCCTCCCCGTCCTTCTCGCACGCGGGCAGCTTCTTCGAGAGCAGCTTGATCTCGCGCTGAATTGCACGCGCCATCTCGGCTCCTCCCGCATGTTGGAGCGCCGCCTCGTGATCGACAAAGCCCTCTTCATCATCTTGGTCGCACGTCTTCGCGTTGTGCTCGGCAACATCCGCGAGCACGCCAGCGAGGTTCCACGCCTCTTTCAATCCGGCGCGCAGCTCGTCGTTCGGCGTCGAGCGCGCGGGCTGGGCGGGGGCGCGGCGGTTCCACAGCTCACGCACGGCGGCGTCTTCGGCGTCGGCAAGCGATGTGTCAACGCCCTCGAATTGCTCACGTGCCCACTTGGTTGTGGCGGATTCGACAGCCTTGCGCAGCTCGTACCACGTCGGACACTCGCGCAGATCCTCGCCCGCCTTCTCCTGGCGCTCGGGGGCGGTCTGCGCAGCCCGTTCGGCAACCAGCGCCGCCGCAATGACCGGAAGCTCCGGCCATCCAGCGCGCATGTGAATTCCAGGGTGCTTGCGCTCTACCTCCAGCGCCATCTCGGCCAGCTTGCACGGGTCTTCGACGACGCCGCGCTTCTTGCGTTCACGGTCCAGTTGTTCGCGCGCATGAACGATGCTTTCTTCGTGTTGCCTGTGGCGCTCGGCAACCAGCGCGCGGATGGCTTCGGCGTCGAGCTCGTAGACGTGATCTTCGCAGACAGAGAACATCTCCTCCACGCTTGGAATCCAGCTCGGAACATCAGTAGTCATACGCTCTCCTTCTCGACCAAAACCCAGCGCGCCGGATTCACACCGTCTGCGCTCAGATACTCGTACGATCGACCTTGAAACGAGCCACGCTGCATACCGTTCACGAAGCCGCAGCGAATGAAGCTCTCTGGCAGTTTGCTGTCGAGAACTTCGTAGATGACCCCGACCGACTCGTCGCCCGCGTTCGGGTGCGTGCCTCCTGCACGGTTTTCGCTCTCGTCGGCCGGGTGTTCGTACGCCTGGATAATCGCGTCCCTCGCCCCTCGCGCGTACGCGGCGGCTTCGAGATTCATCACGAGAGACATGATCTTGCGGAACCGATCCGTTGTCATCGTGACCGCCATCAGCTCGGCGCGCAGGGGTTCGAGGGTCACGTCGTCACCTTCCCCTCAATCGTCGTCGCCACCGGGAGCGGGATGTCTGCTTCAATGAAATAAACAGCATGGCCCTCGCCGTCGCAGTTTTGACGTGCGTACTTGGCCTTGTCTTCATCGCGGAGGTCTCGCGGAACGAGTGCCCCAAATGTTGATCCATCACAGGCCCAATGGCCTTTCGTGCTTACTGCCACTGCGATCCTCACGCGCACTGTCTTCTGCTCATTCGACATCCCTAGCTCCTCCCTGAGTTCGTGTATGAGTCGGTTGAGTTCGTCCATCTGTCCGCCATCGTCCAGCCGAAGAGCAGGACTTGAGGAAGGACGAACACGATCAGCGCGATCCAGGCTTCTAGCTGCACTGGTACTGCCTCCGCTTCTGCTCGCGCAGCTCCGCAATCTCCCGGTATACACGCGCCTGTTCCTCCGGTGAGTTCGGATCGGCGGGCTCGTCTGTCTCACGCAGCTCCGCAAGCCGCGCCTTCTGCTTCGCGTGCTGGCTCCGGTAGTACGCGAGGCGACGTTCGCGTTGCTCGGGAGTTTCGTTCTTGATGGATCTCACTTGGAAGTCTCCACAAGCCAAGCCACGATCGCATCGCGCGCCACAGTGAGCTTGTCCTTCATCGGCAGATCGTTCGCAGCGCACACGGAGTCGATCTCGGATGCGATGGCGTCGAGCCGCTTGCGAAGATCGCGCTGCTTCATCTCGGCAATCACCGCAAGCTGCGCGCGAAGGTCGGCCTCGCGTTGCTCGGGCGTGCGTCGGGTGAGTTTCGGTTTGTCGGTCATTGGTCTTGCTCCAGTTCGTAGGTGGTGAGGGTGTATCGTGCGGCGCAGGATGAGTTCGGTTCTCCGCCAGTGAAGTCATTAGCGATCTTCTTCACGCATTCGTACAGCTTGTCAGCGGCGCGCAGGCGCTTGGCGGCGAGGCGAAGCGCGATGTCTTCTGCTGGGCCAAGGCCGTCGTTTTCGAGAGCCATCTTGTCCAAGCGCGCGGCCAACTCGGCGTTCGTAGGCGTGGTGCTCATCGCACCCAGTAGCGCATCCCGCGACGCGCCCCTTTCGTTTTCAGCTTCTTCCCGAGCGCGTTGCGGATGGCGACCATCGGGAGCTTCTTTGCTCCGAGCCCCTTCGCCACTTCCTCCGCGCGCAGGCCGGGGTGCTTGCGAACGTAGGCGAGGAAGTCGTCCGGTGTGATCTTGCCGATCGGAGTCGCCTTGTACTTGCCGCGCAGGGCCTTGACCTTGGCGAGCTTCAATTCTTTGCGAAGCTCGGCGTTCGTGGTGAGCGCCTTGCCGGTCGCGGGGGCGGGCTGCTGTGCGGGATAGCGCGCAGCCATCTCCGAAGCGGTCAGCTCGGAATCGGGGATGCGAGTCAGCATCACCGCACTTCCCTCGCTCGGATTCCAAGCCATCGCAGCGTTCGTATTCACGCCGAGTCGTTCCAGCTCTGCCTTGTCGGCCTTGAGTCGTTCGAGCAAGGCTGTCGCGTAGTGCGACTTCGCCTCATTCACTTGGTTCGTCGTCATGTCTTCCTCTTTCCTCGCGGCGGGTTGCCGCTGTGGGTGATATCCACGTTCTACATCGGCGCGCGGACGGTCGGAACGGAAAAGTAGTTTTTTTCTACCGATCGTCGGAACGGGCTGCTACGGTATGGGCATGACGAACGAAACGATGCGCCTACGGCTGCGCGCCAAACGCCGCAAGCTCAACCTCACGTTGGCTCAGGTCGCGCGCCGAGTCGGTGTGTCGATCGCGTCCGTGTCGGCCTGGGAACGCGGCGAGCGGTTCCCGAAGGTGTCGCACGCGCGCGTGTGGGTCAGGGCCGTTCGATGAAAAAGTCGTTCAAGTCCTGGCTGGTCGGCCACAAGTCAACGCTCATGTATGGCGGAAGCGCCATCAGCGACCTCGCCCGTGACGTGCGGCGCGACTGGTGCTTTCCACGGAAGGTCTACACACAGGAGCAGTTCGAGGAGAAGGTCATCGTCCACATGACAGCTCACGGTGCCTGTGAAAACGCGCTGAACACGGCCCGCAAGGCATTCGCTGAATACCGCGGCAAGCCCTAACCTCCCGCCGAGGAGAGAGAGAAGAACCATGAAGGAGATTGAACCCATGCCCGACGAAGCCACGCACGCGATGGTGCCGCACGAGAAGCCGAACGAGATCAGCGCCATCTTGCGCTTCGCCATCGAAAGCAAGGTGCCGGTCGAGACGATAGAGAAGCTTGTCCAGTTGAAGGAGCGGATGGAGGACCGTTCGGCGGCGCAGGAATTCTGCGTGGCGATGGCACGTTTCCAAGCGGACTGCCCGGCGATCAAGAAGACGTCCAAGGCGTCGATCACGACGAACTCGGGAAGCCAGTATGGATACAGCTACGCCGAGCTTGACGAGATCGCGGCGACAACGCGACCGATCCTCACGCGGTACGGCCTGTCATACACTTGGGATTCCGCCGTAGAAGGCGATAAGCTCACCTGCACTTGCACTGTGCGCCACATCGCAGGCCACTCACAAGCGGCGAAGTTCGTCCTGCCGACGACGACGAAATCCGGCATGAGCGACCAACAGAAGGTCGCCGCTGCGCTGACGTATGCGCGTCGGCAGTCACTTATCCAAGCTCTCGGCCTCACGACGACGGACGCTGACACGGACGGGCCGCGCGTGGACGAGAAGGTGAGCGCGGAGCAAGTGAGCGAGCTGGAAGGTCTGATCGCTGAAACCGGCGCGAACCTGGAACGCTTCCTCACGTTCATGGGCGTCAAGTCGCTGGACGAGATCACCGCCGTTCGCGGCTACGACAAGGCGAAGAAGGCGCTGAGCGCGAAGGTGAAGAAGTGATCGAGCTGGACGCACCGCAGGGAAGTCCTGAGTGGCACTTCGCGCGGCTCGGGTTGCCGACAGCTTCGAAGTTCAGCCGCATCATGACCGCGAAGACGCGGAAGCTCGCGGCCGGAAGCGAAACGCTGATGCACGAGCTGCTTTCCGAGTGGCTAACCGGCGTGCCTTTCAACTCCGACCTCGGCGGCTTCGTCGAACGTGGCACGCATCTCGAACCGGAAGCGGTCGCTTGGTACGAGTGGACGCAAGGCGTGACCACGCGCGAAGTCGGCTTCTGCCTGCGCGACGATCGCAAGGTGGGATGCAGCCCCGATCGGCTCGTGGGCGAAGATGGCGGGCTCGAAATCAAGTGCCCAGCGGCAAAGGGCCACGTCGCCAACATGCTCAACATGTCGGACGACTACTTCGCGCAAGTGCAGGGGTGCCTGTGGATCACGGGCCGCGAGTGGTGGAGCCTCGTCAGCTATCACCCTGAAATCCCCTCCGTCTGCGTCCGCATCGAACGCGACGAAGCGTACATCGGGCAGCTCGCAAGCGCAGTGGACGAGTTCCTAGCGCGTCTGGCAGCCGCCCGTGAGAAGCTAATCGCGCAAGGTGCGCAACCCGCCACGAAGCTGGATCCAGCGTTCGAGGCGAGCATCGAAATCACACTACCGACCGGAGCACACTGACATGGGATTCAATATGAAGGCGGCGCTCATGCCGCAAGGCGTTCATCTCGTCGAAATCTCGGACGTGAAGGAGAAGCCGTCCAAGAAGGGCTTGAACCAGTGGACGGTCACGCTGCGCGGTTGGGACCGCATCGACGAAACGGTGATGTGCTGGTGGCCGCTTGAGGGGCCGTTCACGTTCAAGACGCGCCGCTATCTCGCGCTGCTCGGCTTCGCACCGGATGCGATCGTGGAGGAGCGCGACCTGCTCGGCAAGAAGTTCTACGTCGCGATCAAGCACGAGGAATACAACGGCGAGATGGGCGCGAAGGTGGACGAGAAGGCGGAAGGCTCGACGTTCGGTGCGTGGGCAGAGTCCAACCCGCCTGCCGAAGTCGCTGCGCGTGAGGCGAGCGCGGCGGATATCTTCGCGGGGGATCCGGGTAATCAGGACGTGCCGCCGGACGGTGAGCCCGCGTTCTAACTGAATTGCTCGGTGCAAGGGTGCCGAGCGAGACGTGATGTTGGGGCCCAGTGGTGTGTTGCCACTGGGCTTTTTCGTAGGCTGACTGCATGGCAAGTAAGCCCACCCAGCGCACGCTCGAATACCTACGCGAGCGAAACTACCACTGTGCGATCGTCGAACACTGGAACGCACACGTTGGCATCCGACAGGACTTGTTCGGCGCGATCGACATTCTTGCGCTAGGTCCGGGGCCGGATGGAACTACCGAGCTGCTCGCGGTGCAGACCACAAGCGGCTCGAACGTCTCCGCGCGCGTGGCGAAGATCCTCGCGCTACCGGCGATGCGCTTGTGGGTGGAGTCGGGCAACCGGCTCGTCGTCCACGGGTGGAGCAAGAAGGCTCGCCCCTGGAAGTCCGGCGAGAAGAAGGTCGGCGTGCGGGTGAAGCGGTGGGTGCTGCGCGAAGAGTGGATTACGCTGGATAGATTCGCAGCGCCTACAGCGTGAACTTCTCCGCGCGGTCGGCTGGTTCCTCTGCCGCAAAGCGCGTTAGGTGTGGAATGAAACGCAGATTCGCCATGCCGGTTTGGCCTCTGCGGTTCTTGCTGATGTAGACCTGAGCCTTGGTCGGATCCTGGTTCGTAGATCCGGTCGCACCGGGCCTGTGCAGGAAAAGAACCATGTCCGCGTCCTGCTCGATGGAGCCTGAGTCGCGTAGGTCCGCGAGCGTCGGCGTCTTGTCCTCGCGCGTCTCGATGCCGCGATTGAGCTGCGCGAGAGCAAGCACGGGAACCTCAAGCTCGGATGCCATGCGCGCGACGGCTCCGCTGATAGCCGTGAGTTCGGCTGTGCGGTTCGCACCTTTGGCGACCATGCGATGCAGGTGATCGACGACGATGAGGTCGAGCCGTTGGCGGCGTGCCTTGAGGTTCTGTGCAGCCGAGAGGATTCGCTGGGCATCAGACATCCCCCGGTTGACGATGACGGGTTGGTAGCGTTCGAGGTCGGCGGCGGCTTCCTTCCAGGCAGACACTTCGGCGGGGCTGGCGGTGCGGTTCTCGATGGCTTCGACGGACACACCGGCAAGGTTCGAGAGGAACCGCTTGGCGATCTCCGCGACGGGCATCTCGACGGACGCGAAGAAGATCACGGAGTCAGGATCACGCCGGAGCAAGTTCACGCACACGGAAACTGCGAACGAGCTTTTCCCGACGGCCGGACGGGCCCCGAGCACGATCATCTCACCCGCGCGCATACCGCGCAGGTAGTAGTCGAGGTTGGACATGCCCGTGTGGACCCCTGGCTTGAGTTCTAAGGCCCCTAGCGCCTCCGCTGCTGCACGTTCGATGACTGCCCTGGGGTCGGTAGCCGTTTCCGCGATAACGCTGTCAGCGAGGCTTACAAGCTGGCTGGCGCCATGCGTGATTTGGGCAGCGTACTCGTCGGCTGTCACGGGTGTGGATTGGTCGCGGACGATGCCCGCCGTGATGTCGCGAGTCGTGCGTTCGGCGGCAAACCGCTTGAGCAGGCCCGCGAAGTGGCGCAGGTAGGCCGGGTTGTGCCCTAGCTCACCGAGCTTGACCACCTGGGCCATGTCCTGTTCCTCGCCGCTGGCGGTGTCCCACCGGCCGATGACGCCTTCGACGAGTGCAAGGTCGCAGGGGATGCCCTTCCCGTGGAGCTTCTCGATCCCGCTCCAGACACGACGGCAGAGCGGATCGGTGAACCACGCTTCGGACGCGCCGAGAGCGATCATGTCTCCGGTTCGTTCGGGAGCGTCGGTCAGGGTCGCGAGGAACACACGCTCGACGAGGGGCCCGCCTGAGCTTTCCGTGACGCGAAGCGGATCTTGGGCGAGGTCGATCATGGACGGACTCCGTTCTTGGCTTGCAGGGCGCGTTCGTGGACGAGTTTGGCGTCGAGGTCTTGGTAGAGGACCGGCTCGGGCTCGTAGCGTCCACGTCCGCTGCCCTTGGTGCCGCCGACGTTCGCAGGCGTGAAGACTTCGGGGTCGTTGTCCATCCACAGCCCTTGCCAGCCGTTGGCGATGGACCGCTCGATGCGGTGCGTGGCGCTGAACAGCCCCTCCTTCGCCAGCTTGGCGAGCTGGGTGGACTCTTGCTCTTCCGTAAGGGGCTTCTTCTTCTCCTTCCTGAACTTCCTCCACCTACTCCAAAGAATAGAGAACTCATCTGTAGTGAAAGGAAGAGAATTAGAAGCTCCAGAAGTACCAGAGGAAGATGCCGGGGATTCTCCCGGCATCGTTCCCGGCATGGGTCCCGGCATCTTTCCGGCATCCGCTCCGGCATCACTCCCGGCATCTTTTGAAAAGTGGCGTTTCTGACGTTTCCGGCCCTGTTTGAGGTTTTCCTTGGCCGCGAGCCCGCCATGCTTCCGAGACTCGGTGTAGGCGTGGTCTTCCTGCACGCTGTAGACGGTGATTCTGTCACCGGCTGTCTCGATCAACTCCAGACGTTCGAGGATCGTAATGATCTCACGGAAGCGTGCGGGTGAGGCTCGCGCCATCGCGGCGAGGTCGTCGATGTGCTCGTGGAGGTCTCCGGTGTCCTCGCACAACATCGTCAAGTCAGCGAGAACGCACCGAACATCCGGTTCCTGAGCGCGCAGCCGTGGGTCCATCCACACGGCCTTGTGCAGCTTGCGCCACTTCAAAGCAAAATCCTTGGGTGAGAGTCACGTTTCGGGCTTGCGTCCGACGTGGCTCCGTGCAAGGATGCTCACGTCGTAGCTCAACACTCGACAGGCTGCCTGATCGCGGCCCTCCTTGTCAAGGCCCTCGGGACGCGCATCTCGGGGGCCTTGATCTTTCCACCCCGTTCGCTACGGTGTGCGTGGGTCTGAACCGTGAGATTTCACGGGGTAGGACACCAGCTTGCCCCGCCCGTTGGTCCGGTATCCAAAAGCACGTTTCGCGCAGGCGTGCTACCAGCGTGCGGGGCCTTTTCTTTTTCAAGTGCATCCGCTACGTTGTCCCCGAACGAACGGGACCAATGGGCGCGCGCTTGTCCTCTCCTCCAGGCGCGCGCCTCGCTTCCGACCCGAGCGGAGGACGAAGTGACCGAGACCGTGCTCGTCGATGATGGATCGCCCGCGATGGCATCGAGCTACGCCGAGTGGCACCGCAGGATCATGGCGAAGGAGTACCCGGAAGGCTCGCCGTGTTGGCATATCCAGCGACAGGCTCCGCTCCGGTCATCTAGCGGGGTGCGCTACTTCAAGCTGTGCGAGGATCCTGGGTGCCTTGTGAAGCACGATGATGCGCAGCCCTGGACCATCGCCCCCGACGTGATCGAGAACCTTCCACCAGCCGAATGATCCGCATAATCAGGTCCGGTTCTGTGATGCCCGCTATCAGCGTCCTCGTGGGGCAGATGGCAGCGGAAGCGCGTCGTCGGGGCATTCGGCCCGCGAACTGGCAATGGGACGGAATCGAGCTGCGATGCCTCAACTGATCGACCCCTACGCATTCGAGGAACGCGCCGCCATCCGCGAGTTCGACGGAGGCTATGGACGGGCTAAGGCCGAGTGGCTCGCTCGCGCGGACATTCAGGCCGAACAGGAAGCCCGCCAGCGCGTCCGCGCGACCCTACCCGCTACTGTGGTAGCGCCCGCTTCCGCAACGCAGCAGAGACGCTCCTAGCGCGTCCTAGAGCCACGTCCTGCTCCAGCGCCAGCAGCAACCCCGGCTCAACCCACACCGTCAGCTTCCGTAGCTGGGTCTCCTTCTTCGCCATCCGCCCACGGCAGGCGTGGCACACCTTTGCCTTACTCGGCTTGTGGCAGCGGGTGCAGGTCACGGTTTCCACCCCCGGAACTGCCCGCGCCCGTCCACGAGCTTTTCGTGCCAGCCAACCGACACGCGGATGTGCAGTAGTTCACCGTGATCGGCTTGCGACGATGGCTCTTCGCCGTGAACGTCACGCCGCAGTATCCGCACACGAGCTGCGGCTTGGTCTTGAGCGGGTGTTTGAGGGTCACTTCAGCGCCTCCCTGGCGATCTGCGCCACAACCTTGGCGCTGTCAGCGTTCGTGTAGTTCGTGAGGTAGTCTCCATCTGCGATCGTTCGCAGCGCCGCTCGGCATCGCTCCAGGTCTTCCGCCGTGCGCTCGATCTCCCCGCGTCGCGCGATCATGGTCTGCTCAAAAGCGGACAGGTCAGCGATGGCGGATGCAGCCTGGGAAGCCCAACTTGCCCAGCCGTTGTTTCCTAATTCGCTTTGTCGAATGGCGAGCACTTTCAGGTTGTCGATCAGCGGTTGGTATGTCACGGTCGAGCCTCGCGCGGGGCCATCGCTGCCCGTGCTTCGCTGTTCATCTTCGGCCATCGGCCATCGCCCATCTCGCATACGCGACACTCGCTCCAGTAGTTGTGCAGGATCCAGACGAGGCGTGTTCCGCCGTCGCGTACCTCGCGGTAAAGACCAAGATGTGGCGTGTCGTTTTGGTCGGTTTCGTACCAGCAAGTGAAGAGGTCCAGCAGCTCATCCCGCTCGTCCAGCGCGTCGGCGGCTTCGCGCATGAGGTCCGGCAGATCGAACGCATCCGGTGACATGGCCGCAGCGCGCAGTCGGTCTTGGAGGGTGGTCATTGCTCAGGTTCCTCGGCGCGAAGCTCTTGAATGGTCGGACCAACGTATTCGCGGCGCACGCTGCACACGCCGCAGCCCGAGCGTCCGCAGTCAAGGTGTGACTTCTTGCGCGCGTGTCCTGGCGTGCGAGACGGACGTTTGCCCATGATCGCAGTGAATTGCCGTTCGCGGCGTTTGATGACGCGCTGTGTTTCGGCACGACGTGCTGCACGCTTCACCGCGCACCCCCGGTCGAGTCGAGCGCGGCGAGATTGCTTGCCCTGATCCAGGTGAGCGCCGGGACACGCCCAGCCGCGTAGAGCTTCTGCGTGTCGTCTACCAGCTCCCTCAGCGCCGCCACCAGCTCAGCCTCGCGCGCGTGGGCCGTGTCTAGGGCGTTCATCATTGCGCGCGTGTCACCGATCATCGCGTGAGGCTCGCAAGTGTGATCCTGCTCGCATGAGCAGAAGTCCATGCGCCACGCCTTTAGCGTTTCGATCATACGCTTACCAACGACACTCATCGGATGCGTGCTCACGGCGTCCCCCTCGGCAGGGCGTTGCGGGCTTCTTCAACCCAGGCCCATATCGTGTCGCGTTCCTTCTGATCGGGCTGTAGCTCGCAACAGATAGCGAGCCTGTCCGCTGCCTTCCGCAGCGCGTCGAGCATCGCGGGCGCGGAGGCGATCAGATGTGCGTTGGCTTCGTCTTCGCCTGACATGCCTCCGATCTTGGGAGCGATGATGCGCTGACGGTCGAAAGTCTCGACTTGCCATTCACCGTACTTGCCGTAGCTCTTTGCGACCCACGGCCCTTTCGTGTGCTTGCTCACTTCTCACCCTCCGTTTTCTCGGCGCGCTCGTGGGCTTGGTCCAAGCGCTCTACGATGTGCACTTGATATTGGAAAACCTCCCATGCTTCGCGCAGTTTTCGGTTGTTCTCGACTATGTTGGACAGGTGTTTCTGTGAGTAGTACCAACTCTCTACGGCATCGCGCAGCCCATGCTCGCATTCTTTTAGCATCTGACGCTCGTTTCTGTCGCGCGCGGCGGCGTAAGCCGCTCCTTCGGTCGGATAGTGGGTCATGGTTTGAATCCTGCGCCGCCGAGGTATTCTGCTGTTTCGCGGCGTTCCTTGGCATCATTCGGTATCGGATCGGCTTCGGCGGCAGCAACGGCGCACCAAAGGTCGCCCCAGTGTCCTTGATCGCGTTCTGTGATTCGGTGGAGTGCGAGGATGGATCGCGCCTCACCTAGCACTCGATCAAGTCGAGCAATTGCGTCCTTCGCTGCCGCGATCTCATGATCGGAGTACAGACGTGCTCCGTTCGCGTCGTATGCGGTGTCCGCCCATCGCGCCAGAACGATCAGCGGCTCGCTTGTGATGTGCTTAGGCACTGGCCTTCTCCTTCGCGTCAAGGTGTGCAGCCCATTCGCGCGCTTCGCGTCGTGAGCGCCAGGGAAGTGTGCATACGATTCGCGCACCGTCGGCGCGATCCTTCATCACGATCCAAGTTGTTCCGTGCCATTTGTGAACGCTGTAACGTCCGAATGTGTCGTTCGTGCTCATGTCTCTCGCTCCGTGTTAGCGGGGGTGGGTTGCTTGCAGGCGCGCGAACGTCGCACGCACTCGCATCTCGCTCGCTCCAACACGGCACTTCGGCGCGTGGTGCTGGTAGTGCTCCAGGCACTCGGGGCAGGTCACGTTCGAGCGCACTTGACAGCGCGGGCAACGCCCATCCTCATCCGCCTCCCGGTAGTCCGTCGGCGTGCCGCAGTCGTGGCAGTCGGTGCCGAACCTCAAGAGGCACCTGCCCTGGAGCTGGCGAACTCGTGAGTTTTGGCCGCGTCTGCATTCGAGCAGACTTGCACGCGCACCGTACCGTCCGGCGCATAGTGGTCGGCTGTCTCGCGCGCCGCACTCAAGCTGCGAGCGTAGATCGGGCGAAGGGCACTCCAACGATCCACGTACGCTTGCGGCTCAGGGTACGTGTCGGGTGCCTTCTCAGCGTGGTATCGGGCCCAGAATAGGCGGGATGCACTCATGGCTTGCGGCTCCTTGTTCCGCGTCCTCAGTATACCACTAGCTTTCCGCCGCGCAAGGCTAGTATGGTAAGACGTGTGTTAGGCGTTGACCCCTCACGATGGGCAGATAGCTTGCGAAGGTATGAAGCTCATCCTCCTCGTCGCGCTGGCTCTTCCAGCCATCCCATCCCAGCTCGCTCAGCCCTTCGCCATCGAATGCCCGGTGGACGAGCCCGATCCGCAAGCTGTCGCCTACTCGGCTACCGTCCTCTTCGACGGCGACGTTGCGTGCGAGTTCTTCATCCGCCGCAAGGTCCAGCAAGGCGAAACCGACGAAGCGTGGCGCGATCGAATCTGCGCTGCGATCTCAGCCTATGCGGATGCCGCAGGGTATGAGAGCTGGGAGGTTACGGATCACGAATGGCTCGTGCCGTGATCAGCAGGAGGCCGCTGGGTGGGATGCGCCTCCGGCGGGACTCTCTCCATTTTCTTGAAGTAAGACCCTCCCCGACGGTCCCCGCAGCAGCGGACCATGCGTCAAGGAAAAAGTCAAAGGGACTTTTCAGGGTCGAAACGCACTCCCTTATCACTGCACCGTTTACGCTCCGTCGCAAGGCGGTGCATCTTTTTGATATATCCTAGCCTTCTGGCCTTCCTGATCGCCTCCAAGGCCTCCGGTGTGTACCTCGCCTCCTCCTCCATCCGCGCCCGCTGACGGATCTCCGCCACGCTGTAGAGCGCTGGATTCAGCTTCACCGGAGGAGCCAAGAACCCTTCCGGTGCCTCGTGCTTGTACGCTCGATCGCGGTACTTGCTCATGGGATGAGATTCTACCATCCGTTGGGGTGCCCCCTTGACGTAGAGCAGGCGATACGCAATAGGTTGTGGTTGTGAGCGAAGCCGAGAAACCGGCTTGGGTGGGGGACGGCCCTCCCGTGAACCCAAGCCCCCGCGTCAGCCCCCATAGTGGCGTTGCTCCCCCTGTCGAGTATCAGTTCCGTCCAGGCAACAAGAGCAAGGGCGGACGACCTCCAGGCGCATCCGTGCTCACGCCGATGTTGCGCGACCTTGCGGAGGGTGCGCAGTTCGATGAAGCGGGCGAGCTGGTGCGCGCTGGGCATGGTGCGGAAGAGCTGGCTAAGAAGCTCATTGCGGCTGCGCGTGAGGGAGACAAGCAAGCGGTAGATGCCATCCTCGCTGTCATGGAGCGAACCGACGGCCCAATCGTGAAGGAAATCAAGTCCGACACGACGCTAACCGTTGAAGGCGGCATCGAACTCTTCGACCGGCGCGCGAGTGCGAAGGATCTACCGCGTTGAGAATCTCCATCGAGACCATCGACGGCGTGCGATACCTAATCGTCGGGCCCGATCGGTACGCGCTGAGCGATAGCGATATCGAGAGGCTGAGAAAAGAGCTGCGATGACGGCCATAACTCTCAAGGTTGACGAGTCGCGACTTCCTGGCGTGACTGTTTACGCAACGCAGTTCGGTGGAGTTCACTTCATCGCACGACGTGGTCAGTATCCGTGGCAGGACAAGTTCCTCTATCTCTGCCCGCATTGCGACCGCACTACATGGGCGTTTCCTGGCGATGATCTCGATTGGCCGCGCGAGTGTGTCGAGGCGATGAAGGCGCTTCGCAGTTCGGATGTGGCGCGATGAACGTGCTCTACATCAAAGCCGACGATCTCGGCTCCGAGCAGTTCGAGTGCTACGGCGTCGGTGGTGCTGGCACGTACGGATACGCCGCGACTCCGACCATAACCTCGCTCGCAACCAATGGCGTCAAGTTTACTCGGTTCTACGCGCAGCAGCTTTGCTCGCCTGATCGGTACAGCTCGCTTACTGGTCGCCACCCTGGACGAGGTGGAGTTATCGACATCATCCGAGACATCACGCCGCCGCAGGTGCCGATGCCGCTGGATGAGTTCACGATCGCGCACGCATTGAAAGCTGCGGGATACGCTACCGGCGTGTTCGGCAAGTGGCACCTTGCTAACTCGCTCAACGGTGGCGGGCTGCATCCATTGCTTGCTGGCTTCGACTACGCGGCGGTAAGTCTCTACAACCTCGATCAAACCGATAGCGTCACGCTGGAAGGCGTTGAACTGAGCGAAGGTTACAGCGCGTGGATCAACTACGTTCAAGGCGTGCCGCGTGTGCAGCGCAGCTATCAGCCCTCGCAATGCGTGACGGACTGCGCGCGATGGATCAAAGACCAGCGCGGCCCTTGGTTCGCGTACGTCCCGCTGTACTCAACGCACGTACCATTCACGCGCAACGCGAGTGTGAGCCCGACGCGCGATAACACGCCTCCGGTGGAGCTGTACGACTCGACGACGTGGAGCGGTGCATTGACAGCCACGACGACGACGGACGAGCAGTACATGCATTGTGAGCGCGCTGGCGTCGAGGCGATGGACACGGAGATAGCTCGCCTTCTCGCATCGGTCGATCTTGCGGAAACGCTCGTTATCTTCGACTGCGACAACGGCACTGACAACAGCGTGCTCGCGTTCGAGCAGCACCCGACTCTAGGCGCGTATCCCGCGACGCACGCTAAGAACACACCTTACGAGCCAGCTATCTGCGTTCCGCTCATCATCGCTGGCGCTGGAGTGGTGTCGCCTAACCGTAGCTCGTCTGACCTTGTGAGCTGCGTTGACATCATGCCGACGGTGCTGGAGATGTGCGGCGTTGAGATTCCGACTGGACTCGACGGTATCAGCTTCGCGGATGTGCTCACGAACACGGGCAGCTCGACGCGCACGGAGTGTTACTCCGAATGGGGTCAGCCGCTTGGTTGCTTGGTCAAGGCTAACCGCACAATGAGCGAGTGGGCGATCGTCGGGCCCGTCTACAAGATCGTTCACAACGGGCTGAGCGCGACGAATGAGTTCTACAATCTCGACACCGATCCGTTCGAGGCGTCTAACCTGACTCCAGGCGGCTCGCTGTCTGGCTTGAGCGGAGCGCAGCGCACGGAATACGACCGGCTTATTGCGGCAGAACAGGCATTGGCTCTATGAGCGACACGATTGAAGATTTCCCCGGTGGACGCTCGCGCACGCTTGGCATTCAGGCGCGCGGGTATTCGCGACCCATGATTGAAGCTCAAGGGCCTTACCGGCCTGCGGTGCAAGCGTGAAGGTCACGGAAGGCGAATCCTGGCTCGTTGTAGCGCGGCTCGTGTGGCCGGACGGAGCGTATCTCGATCAGAGTACGACGGGCTCGGATGGCGTCGTGGACGTGACGCTGCGGGTGTACGACCTCGACAGCACAACGCCTGCGACGAGCATCTACAGTCCGGCGAACTTGACCACGAGCGCGGTGTTGTATGGCTCGCTCCAGACGGATGGTTACTGGACGACGGATAACACGGGCTACAACTTCCGGCACCTGATCGCGTACACGGCGTTCGAGCGAGACGGCGGGCACAGGTACGTTGCGGAGTACACGTTCAACCCGCACGCGAGCAACGTCTACGGGCCGCGCGTGGCGCGGTTCTACTTTGAAGTGGACCCGGTGACGAGTACGTGAAGATCGACCGCCGATATAAGGCCATCGGTGGCGCGGCTGAGTTCTTCATGTGCGAGGACAAGGAAGTCCTATGCGAATCAGGCGCGATGACGGGCAAATCGCACAGTCTCCTGCGCAAGGCAGACTGGGTAGCGAAGAAATACCCAGGGTGTCGCCAGTTCTTCGCGCGCGATACGCGCAAGTCCATGACGGAATCAATCCTAGTGGAGTTCGAGTCGTCGGTGCTTTGGCCTGGACATCCAGCCATCACTGGCACGGCGTCGCGTGGACACAGGCCAAGTTACGTCTATCCGAACGGTTCCGAGATCGCGCTGTTTGGTCTCGATGATCCAGGCGATCACATGTCCACGCAGTATGACCGTGGATACGTGTTCGAAGCAACGCAGGTAAAGCAGGGTGCGTGGGAGGATCTTCTCTCGCGTATGCGTAACGGAAAGACGCCGTACCACCAGCTTGTCGCTGACTGCAACCCTGGGCCGCGTGGACACTGGCTGAACAAGCGTTTCCCGGCGGATCGGCGTGAGGTGCTTGGGCCTGATGGCGAAGTAGTCCACGCGCAGAAGCGCATTCTGTATCGCCACGAAGACAACCCGCGACTCTACGACAACGAAACGGGTGAGTGGACGCAGTTCGGTCGCGAGTACATCTACGGAACGCTGTACGCGCTCACGGGAGCCAAGCGCGAGCGGTTGCTCTACCACAAGTGGGTGAGCGAAGAGGGTCAGGTGTGGCCGGAGTATGACCCGGAAGTCCACTGCATCTATCGCAAGGACGTTCCTCCGCTCGTTGTGCATTACGCCTCTATGGACTTCGGCTACAACGCTGCAGGCTGCATCCAGGTATGGGGCTTCGACAAAGAGCAGCGCGGATACCGAGTCGCGGAGATCCTTCGACGCGGCTGGACGATCGACCAATGGGCCGAGCAGGCTGAGAAGCTACAGGAAGAGTTCAAGTTCTTCCGTGGCGTCGCGGATGCTGCGCGGCCTGACGACATCGCGCTATTGAACAAGCGGTTGCGACTTGCTCGTGGAGTCGAGTCTGTGTTCACGGCTTGTGACAAGTCGAAGGGCATTTTGCACGGTGTCGATATCGTTCGCGATGCGTTCCGCAAGGACGGGCTCGGGAAGCCACGCCTGTACCTTGTGAAGGACGCATCTCGCGAGATCGACGAGAACCGTAGAGCTGCTCGCCTTCCGTTGTGCTGGGAAGACGAGATCGACAGCTACGTGTTCAAGAAGAACGAGGAAGGTAAAGAGATTCGAGACGAGCCGGACAAATCCACGCCGCACGATGCGTGTGATACAGCCCGCTATCTCTGGACGTACCTATGGGACAAGAACATTGTTGAGCAGCCTGGAGATCCGCGCTTCAAGCCGGGTTCATACGGTGCGTTGCTCGACTACGACGAAGAGTTCGACAAGTGGGAAGACGAAGATGCAGCGTAAAGCCAAGGACCTATATAACGAGCTGTGCGTGTCAAAGGGCAAGCTCGTTCACGACATCGAGACGTTCGACAAGCTGCGGATGAAGTACGGCGGGCCAGCTTTCCCGATTGGGAAGGATGGCAGCTACGACCCTGAAAACACGGGGTATATCTGGTGCACGAACGTCCTGTCGCAGATTGTGGACAACGATCCGGTGTGGAACGTCGAGACTGAGAAGGGCGGAGAGTACGCGACGTTCGCGGCTGCGAAGAAAGCGGCTCTCGACAAGTGGACGCAGACGCAGAAGTTGTCTGAGTTCTTGCTCAACGGGCCCGTGCTCGATTCGCAGTTCTTGCGCGGCATCGCGCTGATGAAGCTCGCGCCGCAGACGAAGGGCTACAAGCTGGACGATTCGGCGCTGATGCCGGACATGGACCGGCTTAGCCCGCGCGACTATTGCGAGGATCCGACGGCAAAGTCGCACGACGAAGCGCGCTGGAAAGCGCACCGGATCATTGATTCCAAGTCGCGGCTTTTGAAGCACGCGAAGGATCACCCGGAAGAGGGCTGGAACGTCGCTGTAATCGAGGCGCTTGAATCGAGCACGAGCGACATGAGCAAGCTCGACGCGGATCGGCGCAACAACATCGACCGCGACGAGATTGTTTATTGGCAGGTTTGGGATCGTGAGTGGGATGAGGAAAAGTCGGGAGACTACGAATCCAACGGCGGCTTCATGGAGATTGTGGAAGCGGCTGGCGAGATCGACGACAGCTACGACTACATCCGTAAGCCGCGCCCCGCGTACGTTCCTCCGTGGGGGCCTTACTATCACTTTGACTCGGCAAAGATCCCCGATGAGACGCACGGGCTTGCGCCGCTCGTGGCGACGATGCGGCAGTCGGAGGACTTGAACGCGGCGGCTCGCGCGCAGCTAGAGGACGAGAATAGCTATCGTCGGTTCACGATCATCGACGAGCTGTACGCGATTGACCCGCGCACGGGCAAGCCGACGAAGGGTGGGAAGCGGATTGCTGAGGCGATCACGAACGCGCGTCACCGTGGCGTGTTCACGATGCCTGGGTTTGATGCGTCGAAGGCGAAGGAGTTCAGCATCGGTGGCCCGTCGCCTGAGGGTGCTGTCGCGTACCAAAACCGGCTGATGCGTCACGACAAGATGCTCGGCCTGTCGCAGTCGCACCAGGGGAACACGAGTGGCGGGCAGACGGCGACGAGCGACGTGATTGCGGACACGGCTGCTGACCGGCGCATTGGGCTGATTCGTAAGGCGATTCACCGGACCACGACGCAGATCGGGCACGGGTTCCTGTGGTACCTCCAGCGCGAGACGCAGATCGCGGTGATGGTCGGGGTGCATCCCGAGACCGGCGATGAGGTGTGGGTCGGCGGCGGGCCGATGGGCGAGGGCGACGACCTTGGGGCCTACACCTGCAAGATCGAGCCGATGAGCATGGAGGAGGTGTCTCCGGCGCGCCTCCAGGCTCAGGCAGCGATGATGACGGAATTCTTCGGGACGCTAGGCCCGGTCATGCAGATGACGCCGTGGATCGACTGGAAGCGTCTGGCGAAGGTCCAGGGGAACGCCTGGAACATCCCGTATATGGGCGAGCTGATCCGCGAGGAGGTACTTGCGCAGGCGCAGGGGCTTGCGGTGGCGCTCCAGACGGCTGGGGACGGTACGGAGACGCAGAAGACGGAGCCTCAGAAGGTGACGACGAAGCCCACGGCGCAGCCGAAGCTCGGAGCCCCGACGGCGCATCCTAGTAACCAAGGGAAACCACAAGGGGTGGTGTCAAAGCCCTTGACACCCACAGCCGGTGGTAGTACGAAGGGGGCGGCATGACGCTATCCGAAGGCCGCCAGCGGTACGACTCGAACCTCAAAGCATGGGTGCCGGTCGAGCCGCCACGTCGCGCTACGGGGCGCGTGTCGATACAGGTGGACAAGTCTGGCGAGTACGGGTCGGTGACGATTTCGAAAGATCACCCGTGCACGCGGTTTGCGAAGGCTCGTGACCATCGCGGGCGTCCGGTTTTCACGACGATGGCGGCGAAGCGGGACGCGATAGCGTTCTCGCGTGACATTGGCGAGCCGATGATTCTGGCGCGCGATGCGGGAGACGAGTAATGCACCACTGGGCGAACATTGGCGGATCGACGAGCGCGCAGTACCCGACGGACTTTCGAGGCGCTGTCACGACGACGATCGGCAGCGCGGGATTCGTTACGGGCCCGTTTGCTGGCGCGTCGATCCTGCTCGTCGGGATCATCCTGAGCGGACGCGATGCAAGCGCCACGTCTACGATTGCCGTGAAAGATCACGCGGCGACGGCAACGTACTTCACGGCCACGGTTGCCGGTGGAGTGACATCGCATTCGTACTTCCTGCCGGTCGGAATCGTTATCCCGGTGGGCGGAATCTCTACCGTGTGCAGCGATACCGACGTGACGGCTACGCTCATCTTTGACGTTGCGAGGACTCTGTGAGCGACCTGAACGAGCAAGAAATGGCTGAGTTTGTCGCGCTCGCGGACGCTGACCTGAAAGGTCGCGACAAGGGCGAGGAGAAAGAAACACCCTCGGATAACACCGAGGAGACGGTCGAAGACGCATCGACCGAGGCGAAGGCTGAGGACTCGAAAGAGCAACCCGAAGCCGATGCCGAACCTGAGCCGCTAGAGCTTGAGAAAGCTACGGCTGCTCTGCGTCGCGCTGGTTTCGACGACGACGACATAAAGGCGATGAGCCGATCGCGCATCATGAAGCGCGGGATGCACCTTGCCGGATTGCAGTCCGAGTCAGACCGAGTGTTTACCGCCTTCAAGGGGCTGGAAAGCAAGATCACAGAGCTGGAGAAAGCGAAGTCGGAGAAGCCTAACCCGCCGACCGATGAACTCGCGGAACTCCAGAAGACCTTGACCGATGAGCACGGAGAAGCGGTAGCCGCAGCGTTGGTAGAAGTCCTGCGCAAGCAGCGGAGCGATAACGAGTCGGTAAAGGCCGCACTCGCACAAGCCGAGCAGCAAAAGCAGATCGACAAGCTCCAGCGTGCTCTCGTGGAGAAGTATCCCGAGAGCGAACAGCCCGACAACTGGGCCGATATCCTCGCGTTGGCTGAGCGTTATGAGGCGAACGAAAAGCTGTCTCCGGCTGCATGCCTGGAGAAAGCTGCTTCTAAGCTCAAGCTGAGGACTCGCGCCGAGATTGCACGGGCGTCCAATGCGGACAAAAACGGTTCAAAGCTGAACGGTACCGCCGTCACGAGCACGAAGAAGATCGCCGGGCCAAAGCCGAACTCGGAAGAAGCCAAGTTCGCGGCCTGGGAAGCTCGCATGAACGGTGCCCCGCTTGAGACCGTTGACAAGATTCTAAACGGCAACATGCCGTGACCGAGCCGCCTTATGGCGGCAGACAGAGTTTCAAATGGCGGGTTCACCCCTGTCCGCTTACCTGGACCTACAGGCCCGGAGCGGCGCTCGTGTATTCTCTGGACCGAAGGAGATCGTCAACGACATCCAAGAGGTCCGCAACTTCGCTTACAACTACTTCCTTCGCGGGAAGGGCGAAAAAGACCTGCTCGGAGCAGGCAAGACGATCACCGACGAGATCGCGATGATCGACCCGGAGACTGCGGAAACGCACCTCCCCGGCAAGAACTTCACCTGGACGAACCCGCAAACGTCGCGCTACTGGACTTCGCGGTGGCGTTACGTCACGGGTCACTACTCGTTCCTCGACCAGGAAATCGAGCACAACGCGAGCGGCGACCTCAAGGCGTCGGCGCGTTACCAGAAGATCAAGGACATGCACTATGGCAAGCGCCAAGCGGCCATGTCCTCGCTCTGGATCAAGATGGACAAGCTCATGTTCGCGGAGCCGGACTTCGCGGCGATGGAAGGCGCGGAAACGTCGTCTTCGACTGAGCCCTACTCGCTCGCGGCGTTCGTGAACGAGCAGTCAAATGGGCTTTTCAATACTGGAGCTGTGGCGTCCGGGATGACACCGTGGACCACGGTTGAGGAGCTGTCGCCCACCGCGACGGGCAACTCGCACTGGGTCAACGCGAAGCGTTCGTACACGTCTTCGTCCACGACTGCAGCGGCTGGTGTCATCGACGGTCTTGAAGACGCGATGATGGACATTGACTACGAACCGCCCCCGACGGAGCGGCAGTACTTCGAGATGCCGGAAGTCAACCGTCTCGTGATTGCCACGAGCCGCGTTGGTCTCAAGCACTACAAGAACTGCATCCGCGACCGTCAGGACATCCTGCCGGATGGCGGGCACAAGGACGCGGGTATCTCGAACCCGACGTTCAACAACATCCCGGTTGTGCGTTGGTCTGGCCTGGAGACGGCGACGTGGTATCCGAACGACAAAACCGTTGCTAGCGCGACGGACAACGTGACGGAAGGTCAGACGGGCGCGAACGGAAACACCGGCCCGCGCTACTACATGCTGCACCCGAAGTACATTGGCCCGTACTTCCACGTGAATCGTTACTTCGTCGAGAAGTGGGAACTCAAGCCCACGGATCAATACGAAGCGACGACCATTCCGATCTCGGTGTGGTTCAACTGGCGTTGCAGCTCGCGCCAGCGTCACGCGATCGTTTACCCGTCCGGCAACGTCTTCACGACGGCGTACTGAGCCATGGGTGCTCTACTTTCTCTCGTCCAGCTCGACACTGGGAGAGGATTCAAGCTCGGAGAGCGAGACACTGCACTCACTACCCTCGTGGCCTGCGCGCGAGGGGACGTGATGCAGCTCATTCGCGATTCGAGCGGTGGATTCTCGACCTGTACGGGCGCTGGGGCGGGCAACATCGCTGTAACGGGTGCGACATATACGCACGCAACGCTGACGATCACCAAGACGGGCGCATTTGCAGGGTACACCTGGAAGAAGGGTGACCGATGGCTGCAAACGGCCGGTACTGGCGACACTGTTGGCACCTATATCGTTGCTGGCAAGACGAGTGATGATGCAATCACGCTTGCCACGACGATCGGAGCTGGCGCTGACGGCCAGACCGACATCGCCGGGACGCTTTTCGATAGCTCGCTCATGCGCGGGTACTTCGGTGTTGTGCTCGACCGTGAAGTCGCGGCGAACCGTTTGGTTCACTTGCGGCTGATCGGCGTGTGCCACATGTTCACGAAGAACTCGGCGGACGCGGCGATTGCGAAAGACAACCTGTTCTGCCCGACCTCTGGCAAAGACGGTGATTCCGGCCTTGCTGCGGTTGGTCTGAATGCAAAGTTCATCGCCAAGGCAATCGACACCGCTGCGGTCTCGACGACGGCGACTCGTGCTCTGCGGCTCGTCAACTTCAACGGCATCCACGGCTGGGCCGGGACCTACGCGGGGACGACCTGATGTCTATTCTCTCTCCCGTCTCCCAGGTTGGAGCAACGCTTGAGCTTGGGGACGATCAGTTCTGGTTGCTTGCTGACGCTACGTTCATTCCTGGCGATACGGTGCTCTGCCCCGTGAACTCGGACGGAACGTATACGACGTGCACGACGCCGACTGCGGCGTCTACCGGCGTCGTGGCTTCTGCGATTGCGAGTGATGGTGTGTTTGGCGTTGTCCGAAAAGGGGCAACGTCTGGCAACTACGCTCGCGTGCAGATTCGTGGCGAAGTGGATGCGAACATGCTCTCAACGGCGGCGGCTTCGATCACCGTTGGCGGCACGTTCATCCCGAACACGTCGAAGCAGCTTGAGTTCGACCAAGGCAACGGAGTCACCAACGCGAAGTGGGTGGCGCTGTTTGTCGGGGCTGGCTCGACTGTCTCGTCGTCTACGAACACGCCTGCTATCCGCAAGGTGTGGTTCAACGGCATCGAAGGCTTTGGCCGTCACGGAGGTTCTACGTCGTGAGCGACTTTTCAGAAGTGATGAGCCCTAGCGGGTTCTTTCTCCCGACGATTGACGTGACGATCCAGCACAACGCGGCTGTGGTAAGAGGAGACTTTTTGATTCTCAGCCCAACCGTATTGCTGTCGGATAACTACGTGAACACGTTGGCCAACTCGACGGCTCTTCGCAAGGCTTGCACTGTCGTTGTCGCGCTTGCCGACTACGCAGCCAACAAGCCTGGGAAGTACCGGCTCCAAGGTCTCGTGTACGCCAGCGTCTACAGCGCTGGTGGCACGGCGATCGTTCGCGACATGGCCTTGCAGCCTGGGGCGAACAAGGATCTCGACACGGACCCGCCGACCTTGAACCAGGGCCGTTGGGTTGCGCACGCGATTGGCGAGGTTGCAGCTAGCACGTCTAGCACGCCGTCGCTCCAGCTTGTCGAGCTTGCTGGCATGAACGGACTCGGCAACTACGGGTCTGGCGCGTAATGGCACTCACACTCGATCGTTGTACGGCTCA